ATCGTCATAGCTTTTAAATAGTATGTTGTGTGTTACCTGTTCGCCTTGAACAAAGTAACTTAGTACCATGAACGTAAAATATTTAATCATCAAACTACTCCCCTTAAAGAACTTGCATTTAATTTTTTTATCTTATTATTTTTACGATGTTCTTTACCTATGTTTAGTTTTCTCATCCAGTTCTTACATGTTTGAGCACTGTTAAGACCAAGCACCCTATAACAATCATTGATCTTCCAGTTATGTTCGTCAAGAACTCTGATAATATAGTGTCTTGCTACCTCATTTATAATTGAGGGAAGATCAAGGTCATCATTAATTCTGCGATTGAGAATTGTACATTCATTGGATCTATTCCTGTACTTGATTGCAATGTCCATCATCTCTTCAATAGCTTCTGGCATTGCATCGTTAATAGATATATCGATATTCATATTGCACTCACTTTCTTTTGTTATTAGATTGATTGAGGGGCAGTCCTCCGCTGCCCCACGACTTCACTCTGGTAAGCAATCAAAGCACCATATCTCACCGTCATCATGAGGTGGGTGACCCCATTCGATAACATCTTGATGGCACTTATCACACTCGACACACTGACAATCAGCGCATATAAAAAACCCACTCTCCGCAGGTAGTCGGTTGACGAACTTACCGCTGCCCCACGCAACGCTATCGCCACAGTCCTTGCACTCCTCAGTCACTAGAAGCTTCTATTTTTTTGTCTACTGGAATTAAAATTTTGACGTGGATAAATCCACCAGACATTGAGCTAATGCTGTATGCATAGGGGCAGGTCTTTACCCATTGTAAAAACCCTTCCATGTTTTCAATCTGAAAATTCATTTTGTTTCCTTTATTTAAATGTTCCACCATCCTAATGCTGCACCCACTGACCAGAGGATGCAGATTGTTATTGTTGCCGCACTATAAAACATGAGGTCACCTACGTTGTTAGGTAGGTGGTGTCTCCCCAAGGTGCTTCCTTAGACCCTAGATATGATGAGACCCACAGTGTCGGGTAGTGTGGTGGGTTCTCTGGGTAATCCCAGATCTCCAGATCACTGAGGTAAACCATGTTGTCTACTTGCAACTGGTGCTCTTCAATGTAATCGAACACTGGTCTCACTCTCGTGCCACCACGACCATTGATCTCAATCTTTTCGATCTCCTCACCTTGCTCGTAACGTCTGACCGTTTGTATCTGAGCATCACAAGTGATCACCGTGATTGATCGTGGCTTGATGTCCTCACTGATAGCGTTGATCTCACCAAGGAAAAACTTTAGCTCTTTCCTTGTGACAGATCCACTTGTATCGATGCCGACAACCACATCACCTGCACCAATCTTTTCGATAGAGGGCGAGATGATACCAGTCATGTGATACATCTTCTTCTGAGGCTTGCGAAAGCTGTAGTCATCTGGCTGATCACCGCCAACAAATCTACGCATCACGTCACGCCAGTCAACTTGACTGCGCTCCATCTCCTCAATCAAAGACTTGATAGCAGAGGGTAGCTTGCCGATTGCCTTAGCTCCAGATGCAGCCATCATTACCTTGGTATCAATGTCTGCTTCCATCTGCTTGACCTCAGCCTCTGACATGTCACCGCCATCATCCTTCTTGGCATCCTTGACCTCGCCCATAGCAGCGCCTTGAGCATACTTTTTCTTGGCATCATCAGGTAGTCGATCAAAGATAGCCTCTGCACTTAGACCCTTGTACTCTGGATCAATCAGCCCACCCTCTGGGAGAGTAAAGCCGTTGTCCACAAGAACTTGGTTGATTGCAAAGTCAGTCGCAATATTCCAAAGCTCAGGGTCACGCACACCACGTCTGAGGTGATGCTTGAATACAATGTGCAAGACCTCATGAGCCATGACACCTACGGTCTCTTCTTGATCCATTGTATCAACGAATGATGGTGACCATAGGATAGACTTGCCATCAGTACACATAGTAGGGATATCATCCTCTGACTTGACGTTGATTGACAGGCACATTGACCCAAAGAAGGGATGCTTGACAACTAGGCGCGTAACAGCGCGAGACACTTTCATTTGTGCGTCCATAATTTTCTCCTAAAAAAGTTCAATAGAACTAAAAGCTGAAATGGTAAGCAGGCATATTGACGTGTATGCCTGCTTTACTGTGATTAAAGGATAAGGTTCTTGCCTACTGACATGATCCATTCTCTGATCGATGCATCAGCCTTGAGGTCTCGCTTGAGATCCTCAGTGCGGTTCATTGCATCCTTGATCACAAAGGCAGCAAACTCCTGCTGAGGTAGCCGCTTGAGATATGTCACGATGTTCTTAGCGTTCTTGCCAGTCATCTTGGCTGACAGTGCAGCGCATACAGCGTACTGAACATCAGGTGCATCAGGAATATCTGCACTTGCAGGATTAGCAATCAGCTTATCGATATCAGGTACAATATCGTACACCTTGAGGAAGCCATTAAACTCAGCCGTAGCCGCACGTCCAACCTGACCTGCGATAGCTTCAATCTGATTGACTGGATCAAGAGACCATTTGAGGATAGTAGAGACACGCTCCCAACCTCTAGGAGATGCACAAGCATTCTCATCACGGTTGAACTTGTGCAACCACTCAGGTCTAAAGCGCAGGAATGCAGGAATGCATTCATGCATTCGCTTCTTGTAGCAGTAGGCAATAGCATCCTCTAGGTCAGCCTCAATCTCTAGGAACATCAAGCGATCTTTGAGGTGAGAAGGCATGTTGTTTGTACCTGCCCGATCTGACATGCGGTTACCTGCCGCAATGATATGCCAACCCTCTGGAAGGTGATGCTTGCCTATGCGTCTCTCATTGACCAACTGTGCGGCAATGTTTTGGTTAGACACTGGGGCTTGTGGTAGCTCATCAAGGAATAAGATACCCTTGCCATCTCGTGGCATCCAGTCAGGACATCTGCGATCCATCGTCTCGCCATCAGCATTGGGTAGCACCCAACCTGCAAGCTCACCTGCATCATACTGAGCCAGTGATAATATCTGGCAACCAATACCTAGCTCCTTGGCGATCTCATGGACAATGGAAGTCTTGCCAATCCCTGCACCTGATACAAGGTACGGCACACAATCTAATGTGTCAGTCTTGACTGTGATAGCGGCCTTAGCAATGGCCTTTGCTTGTGATAATTTCATTAGGATTTTCCCTCTAAGGTTGAAAGCAGTTCATCTGCTTTTCTGATTGCGATTACAAAATTTAGACATTCGATTTTTACAGAGCATGTCTCTACTCTATCCTGTTTGGAGCGTAGACCGCTCTCTCTTACTTCTTTTACAGCGTTGTCAAAATCTTCATTAGCTTTAACAAGCATCTGGTTTAACTCTTGCACACTGAAATTTTTGTATGCTTCCACAATGTTTGTGGAGTAAGTGTCTTCTAGTTCCATTGTTCACCTCTCTGAAAAAGTTCTATTGCACTTAAAAATTCAGCCCCCGAAAGGGCTGAGATTAAAATGCAAGTACTACTATGAGTATGCCCACTGTTAAGGCAGTGAAGGCGATGCCAGAAGCAACGCCCTCAATAAAGATGATGCGCTTTTCGCGCTTGCTCAGTCTCATGCTGCTTCAGTGAACTCAGCAACTGTGCTATCAACTGCTACATTTTCCTCAGCAGCCTCAGCCTCAGCAGCCTTAGCAGCCTCTGAGTTGCGGTATGCTGTACGAGCAGCTTTAAGCTCACGCATAGCGTTCTCGAACTCGTCAAGCTCTTCATCAGTCAGGCCATCTTTGAATACATCACCTTGTACTCTGTTGCCCTTGTCATCTTTTTTGCTTGAGAATTTACCAACAACCTGCTCCGCAAGACGTTGCGCTTTTGACTTGTCAGGCTCACCCTTAACAGCCTTAGCAAGCTTGTTCTCGCTGTCGATCTCTAGCGTTGCTAGATCCTTGACGATGGCATCAGGTGTGTACTGAGTTGGTATCTCAGCAAAATGATCCTTGAGCAATCGAACAGCCCCTACAGAATTTTCAAGGTAGCGTTTGGCAGTAGCCTCTTTGACACCTGCCTGTTCAACCAATGCGCTCTTGAGGATCTTAGAGTTGGCGCGTGGCAAGTTGCCCTTGACTAGTTTGACCTGAGCAATGGCAGCGATAACCTCGCCATAGGCTGACATCTTTGCGCTGTTAGCAGCAACATTATTGTCTTTGTTTACACCCTTGAGAGAGGCGATCTCTTGCTCTGCGCTGTAAACGTTGTTGATTGCAGTATCGGAAACGGTAAAAGTTTTTGAATTTGTCATCTGGTTCATCCTTTTTGGCTGACAAGTTTCTTGTTATCGGCATGATGCCGCGACTACAGCCCCGAAGGGCTGCACTCATGGTCTCATGATTTATTTCCTTTGTTTCTTATTCCAAACTCTTCTAGATAAGCTTCTGTAAAACAGTCTAAACATTCATTTGTTTTAAGCATGTCAGTCACGTCATCAGTGGACATATATGACAGGCAAGCTCTCAATAAACTCTCGTGTGTTTCATAAGTTTTTTCTATTAAATCCATTGCGAAATCTCTTGAATTTTCCATTATTTTACTCCCATGATATAACGTGTGTCATCTACTCTATACTCAGCCCTGAGACCGCCTAAGCAATCCTCAACATAAATGATGTCTACAACTTCATTATTTAAAAATGGTGACCTTGCTGCCTTACGAGCCATCAGTCTGGCTTTTTGTTTTGCAAGGTATTCTGTTTTTGCGTAGTCATATGCGACTGCACCACGATGGTTTATTTTGATTTTAAATGTCATAAGACGCTCCTCATAAAGTTAATGATGCAGCCCGTAGGCTGCACTGTTAATCTTATGCTGCTATTGGTGCAGGGAAACGCTTGCCTGTTTGCTTTACCTTGCCAGTAATAAAGGCAATGTGAGAAATGCAATCAGGATCAAATTCCTCATGAGAATACATGTGATCCAATGTTACATGTAAAAAGTCATCAGTTCGCAGTACATAGCGATCACCATCAAAATCAGTGTAGGTGTATGTCCAAGCGGTTCTAACACCGCCTGATCTGATTTTAAGAACTGCTTCCCTGCCAGTATCGCCAACTATTTTAGTTGCAGTTTCAATTCCAAACATTGAGATTGAAGTGATTTTAGTATTGATTGATGCCATTGTGGTTTACCTCCGTTAAATGAAACCATGACAACGGCAACCAGTAAGCTGCCGCTCTCGAAAATTTCACTTTGATCTTTTATGACAATAAAGGCGATCAACCTTGCCTAGTCTTTTTCACCCACTCTAGGCTGATAGATGGGTTCAACATGTCTTGGTCTATATCCGAAAAACAGCGGTTGAGATTTTTAACATATTCTATATTTCACTTTATTTTTTTACACATGCATTGTCGTTCAGTCCTACTTGCATCTCTCTTTTACAGACCGTCCAGTATATCTGGTGGCGTGTGCCTCGCAGCGAGGTGCTTTGGTGAGCCTATTGGCAGGGCTTGTGAGCCATATGTTCGTGGGATTGTGAGGATCAAAGCCTCGTTGCTTCCCTGCGTCTGTCATCCTTAGACACTATCTAGCAAACAATGTAAACCCTTATATTCCCTTTTATTCTCTTTTATTCTCTTATTATCAGTATTAGCCAATAAAATAAGGGATATCGTGACAAAAAAAAATTTAGATGTTAGAGTAAAAAAAAGTTCTATTGCACTTTTTCTGGATATCGCCTGCCCCAGATTAGGTGAAAATATTAGGGTGATTCGTTTTGCCCAAAATCCCGAAGGCAAGCGCAGCGTTAGAAGGATGGTTATAATGAGTAATAAGAAACCTAAGTTAAGAGTAGTAGGTAGTAATAAGAAACATACAGGCACTAGGAAAAAGAGTGCCACCAGTAAAAGAACAGGGTTAACAGATAAACAAGAAGCATTCGCTCTTGCAGTGTTTGAGGGTAATAACTTTAGTGAAAGTTATAGGATAGCATATGATGCTTCAAACATGAGTGCAGCATGTATCCATACAGAGGCTTGTCTACTAGTACAGAACCCAAAGGTATCCGAAAGGTTAGAGGTCTTAAACGCTGATAGAGTTAAGCAGCAGCGCATGTTGAGCCTCTCTCGAAGTGACTTTGTTTTGAAACAGCTAACAGATGAAGCAACCAATCAAGACAACTCAGATGGTGCAAGAGTAAGAGCACTTGAGCTTCTAGGAAAATCGGTAGCACTGTTTACGGACAAGGTAGAGACTGAAGATAAGACAGAGCGAGACCCTGATACAATCAAAGCTGAGTTAGAGGCTAGACTGAACAGGCTGTTGGGATAGTTCGATTGAACTTTTCAGTATGTGTTTTGGTTTGAGGTCTGGGTGTTAAATTTAAAATGAGTTTGCTTACCCCCACCTACCCCCGACCCCCCTGTCTGCGTGACGCCCACGCTCGTACGTATACATGATGTTCCACACAAACGATTACAAACCCCCAGGAATCCTACACCCCCTCTATAATATACATTCAAAAAACGAAATATGTTAATTACTTAGACTGTGCTCGCCTGTTATATTTCTTTTTATAGCGAGCTTTTTTTATTATTGGTGCATTGGTTCTAACTATATTGGAACTACTGCTGATTATTAGGATAGTGCCGTCATCATCTAGTGCCGCCCACTTGTATTTGTTCAATTGAACTAATTTCAAAGCTCTATTTTAATACACACAATCTTTGCTTTGTCGCTAGTCACTAAGACTTTGGCGTCTTCTTTAGCTAATTCGCACACTTCTTGCTTGGTATAGCTACCGATATGGTAGTGCTCGAACCCTGCTGTTGCTAATTGAACCCATAATAATACCCACATCTATAAACAATCCTTATTGTGCATGAGAATC